ATGCTGGAACAAATGGGCATTGCCGCGAAGCAAGCCTCGTATAAATTAGCGCAACTCTCCAGCCGCGAAAAAAATCGCGTACTGGAAAAAATAGCCGATGAACTGGAAGCACAAAGCGAAATCATCCTCAACGCTAACGCGCAGGATGTTGCTGACGCGCGTGCCAACGGCCTTAGCGAAGCGATGCTTGACCGTCTGGCACTGACGCCCGCACGGCTGAAAGGCATTGCCGACGATGTGCGCCAGGTGTGTAACCTCGCCGATCCGGTGGGGCAGGTAATCGATGGCGGCGTACTGGACAGCGGCCTGCGTCTTGAGCGTCGTCGCGTACCGCTGGGGGTTATTGGCGTGATTTATGAAGCGCGCCCGAACGTGACGGTTGATGTCGCTTCGCTGTGCCTGAAAACCGGTAATGCGGTGATCCTGCGCGGTGGCAAAGAAACGTGTCGCACTAACGCTGCAACGGTGGCGGTGATTCAGGACGCCCTGAAATCCTGCGGCTTACCGGCGGGTGCCGTGCAGGCGATTGATAATCCTGACCGTGCGCTGGTCAGTGAAATGCTGCGTATGGATAAATACATCGACATGCTGATCCCGCGTGGTGGCGCTGGTTTGCATAAACTGTGCCGTGAACAGTCGACAATCCCGGTGATCACAGGTGGTATAGGCGTATGCCATATTTACGTTGATGAAAGTGTAGAGATCGCTGAAGCATTAAAAGTGATCGTCAACGCGAAAACTCAGCGTCCGAGCACATGTAATACGGTTGAAACGTTGCTGGTGAATAAAAACATCGCCGATAGCTTCCTGCCCGCATTAAGCAAACAAATGGCGGAAAGCGGCGTGACATTACACGCAGATGCAGCTGCACTGGCGCAGTTGCAGGCAGGCCCTGCGAAGGTGGTTGCTGTTAAAGCCGAAGAGTATGACGATGAGTTTCTGTCATTAGATTTGAACGTCAAAATCGTCAGCGATCTTGACGATGCCATCGCCCATATTCGTGAACACGGCACACAACACTCCGATGCGATCCTGACCCGCGATATGCGCAACGCCCAGCGTTTTGTTAACGAAGTGGATTCGTCCGCTGTTTACGTTAACGCCTCTACGCGTTTTACCGACGGCGGCCAGTTTGGTCTGGGTGCGGAAGTGGCGGTAAGCACACAAAAACTCCACGCGCGTGGCCCAATGGGGCTGGAAGCACTGACCACTTACAAGTGGATCGGCATTGGTGATTACACCATTCGTGCGTAAATAAAACCGGGTGATGCAAAAGTAGCCATTTGATTCACAAGGCCATTGACGCATCGCCCGGTTAGTTTTAACCTTGTCCACCGTGATTCACGTTCGTGAACATGTCCTTTCAGGGCCGATATAGCTCAGTTGGTAGAGCAGCGCATTCGTAATGCGAAGGTCGTAGGTTCGACTCCTATTATCGGCACCATTTAAATCAATAAGTTACCTAGCATTTAAGTAAACCACGTTCTCCTCTTGTGCCGTATTTGTGCCATTGCGACTTATAATCGCATCGATTTTGCTTGCGTGCTCGGTGAGATGCCCGGCTGAAAGGTGGGCGTATCTTTGAACCATTTCGAGAGTTTCCCATCCTCCCATCTCTTTAAGTGCAAGAAGAGAGACACCGGACTGAACCAGCCAGCTTGCCCAGGTATGCCTCAGGTCATGGAAGCGGAAGTTGCTAATGCCTGCCCGCTTTAACGCTCCCTTCCATGCTTTGTTGCTGTCGGTTCTCATCTTCCTTACCGCTGCTGTTTTTGTTCCGTCGCTTCGGTAGGCAGGTTTGGTGTGGACAAACACCCATCTCTTATGGAGACCCTGCTGTTTTCTTAATATCTGGCATGCGGTTTCGTTAAGAGGAACTCCGATCGCATTGCCAGCTTTTGTTTCATCAGGGTGCATCCATGCCATTTTCTTATCCAGATCGACCTGTGACCACTCAAGGTCTGTAACGTTGGAACGGCGAAGGCCTGTAGTTATTGCGAACATGACCACAGGGAAGAAATGAGGAGCTATTTCTGCAAACAGGCGCTTCGATTCCTCTTCTGTAAGCCATCTAATGCGTCCATTCTTAACGCGTGGTGTTGATATTTTGGGAGGCCTGTCAAGCCATCCCCATTCAACAGCCATATTGAGAATAGCGCGAAGTATTGCCAGATGCCGCGTCTTCGTTCCTTTGCTTGCCAGCTTTGGTTTATACTCCGGCACTGGCTTGCCAAGCCGCAAACACCTGTCCCGGCTCATTTCCCAGTTCAGGCGATGGCGGCGGTTTTCCATCCCGTCTAGCCTCCCGCCTCGCATCCCATTACAACATTGGCGTAAGTACAGACGTTGATGATCTGGTGAAAGTCCCGCAATTTTCCCTGAACTGGGGGGAATCGCCACAGGAAATACTTGATCGTGTCTCCCGCTGGTCGGCATTGCTTTATTACGATCAGCCTGACGGTAACTTATTTCTGACCCGGGTGGGGACAAAGCGCGCGGCCAGTGGTATCGCAGAAGGGGTAAATATCGAACAGGCTTATTACCGCCGTTCGATGGCTGACCGCTTTTCTGATTACGTCGGCGTATCGATGAGCATTTCGCCGATTGCAGGATTCTCGCCAGATACGGCTTATGATTCGGTGACGCTGGCTACGGCCCGCGATCCTGAGGCAGCCAGTATGCGTTACCGAAAACGGATCATTATTGTTGAAAGTACACTGATGGCTTCACAACAGGCTCAGCGAGCGATTGACTGGGAGATGAACCGCCGATACGGCCGTTCCCGTCAGTTAACGGTGACGATTGATTCCTGGCGCGATAAATCCGGGAGATTATGGGAGCCGAATACGCTTATCCCGGTCAACATCCCGAGTCTGCAGCTGCCTGACACCGAATTGCTTATCGCAGAGGTGACTTATATCAGAGACAGTGACGGCACCCATGCGCGCCTTTATCTGATGCCCCCGGAGGCTTTCGCTGTCCAGCCTTATGCTTTCTACCAGCAAATACCCGGACTAAACCAATGAATCAAAATTTAAAGAAATCGGCCACGCGCATCGCCGGCATGCTGGGAATTGGCCGTATTACCACGCAGAAAGATAGCGGGGTTGTGCAGGAAATCCAGTACCAGACTCCGCTGGAAGTGGCCAGCGCCCCACGGCTCTCTGATTTTGGTTTTTCATCGGGGTTGCCGGCGGGATCGGATGTGCTTATTGCCTTTCTCGGCGGGGACCGCTCCAGTCCCGTCGTCATTGCCTCTAACCATCAAAGCTACCGGCATACCGGGCTTAAGCCAGGCGAAACGGTGGTCTATAACCAGCAGGGGATGAATATTCATCTGACTGAGGCGGGAATTTTCATTGATGCGAAAGGCAAAGATGTAGAGATCAACAATGCCCGAAACATCACCGCGACGGCAACGGAACAGGTAAAGCTGGTTACCCCCAAACTCCTGGTGACGGGTGACATCATCGATAACTGCGAGACGAACAATTCAACGCTCAAAGCGCTGCGGGATGCTCACAACGATCATGACCATGACGTTAAAGAAGTTCAGTCCGGCGATAGCACGATCACAAGCGAAAAAACAGAGAGTCAGGTATGAGTGATATTTCCTCATTCTGGGATGTGGATGCCATTCATGCTGACTGGCAAACCGGTAACGGCGTACTGACATCTGAGAATGATATGCACACGGCCATTATTATCAGTTTGTTTACTGACGGACTGGCGCGCGCTGATGATGATTATGAAGGAACTGACCGCCGCGGCTGGTGGGGGGATCTGGACAACGACCGGAATATTGGCTCAAGGCTGTGGCTACTGCGGCGTGAAAAACTGACGCGCGAAGTGGCGATGAGAGCTGAAGATTACGCCGAAGAGGCTCTGGCCTGGATGAAGTCGGATGGTATTGCAGCAGCGATAGAGGCTCAGTCAGAGATTGTTTTCCCGAACAGGCTGAACCTCATCATCCGGTATTTGCCGCCGACGGGGGACTGGCAGGAGTTCAAATTCTTCTGGCTATGGGAGCAACTGAATAATGCCATTTAAGCGGAAAACACTGAGCGAGCTCCGGCAGGAGAATCGCCAGTTTATGCAGGCAGAGCTTGAAAGTGTTGGCGCGTTGTTACGGTTTGGCAACCTTAAGGTGCTCGCTGATATGGATGCGGGCATGGCCCATCTGCACTACGCCTACCTGGATTATATTGCCCGTCAGAGCACGCCTTTCACCTCTACCGATGAGTGGCTTGCCGGATGGATGGCGCTAAAGCAGATTTACCGAAAAGCCGCAACGGCAGCACGCTCTCCGGCGGCGACCGTTACCGGAACGCCGGGGAAAACACTGTCAAAAGGGGCGGTGTTAAACCGTGATGATGGTTACCAGTACACAACCGATGATGCCATAACGATAAACACTGCTGGCAGTGCGTCGGTTGCTGTAACAGCGGTTTTGCCGGATATCACAGACGATGTGACAGGAGGAGGCGCTTCCGGAAATGCCGATGCTGGCACCATTCTTACACTGGATGCTAATGCCCCCGGCATAGACAGCTCGGTTACGCTGATTGAGCCCGCCACCGGCGGCGCCAACATTGAAAGTGAAGAGGATTTCCGATTACGTGGTCTGCTGGCGTATCAGAATCCCCCGCAGGGCGGGAGTGACACTGATTATAAAAGCTGGGCTTTATCCGTGTCGGGGATCACCAGGGCATGGATACGGCGCCGGGGGATGGGGCCGGGTACCGTGGTGATTTACATCATGTGCGACGGCGATGATAAAACCAATCATGGATTCCCTGCAGGAACTGACGGTGTCTCTCAACTGGAAGAGTGGGGGGCTGTAAAAGCCACCGGGGATCAGGGGAGAGTTGCCGATTATATGTATCCGCTTGCGCCGGTTACCTCCCTTAACTATGTCTGCTCTCCCATCGAACGCGTTATCGATTTTGAAATAAGCGGGATATCTGATGCCGACAGCGCAACGACTGCGGCCATTGCTGATGCGATTGACGGGGTATTGTTTGAATCTGCTAACCCGCTCGGCACAGGGAAAATTTACCTTTCAGATCTCAACCGCGCGATAGGGGATGTTGCCGGTACTTCAGGTTATATCCTTGTGTCGCCTTCTGCGAATATTGAGCCGGGAGTTGGGGAGCTGGCTGTTCGTGGCGAGGTGAACTACACATGAGCCTTTTCTCAACAGACGATTATCAGAAGGCACTGCAGGCGCTTATCCCCACCGGCCGAGCGTGGACACGGGATCCAAAAGCTGTTCAGGCTGCTGTGCTGCGGGCCATTGCGGCCAGTTTCCAGCGTAGTGATAACGACGCACTTGCATTGCTGCGCGGTGCCTTTCCAAAAACTGCGACGATTATGCTCACCGAGTGGGAAAAAACACTCGGCTTACCTGATGATTGCTCGATTGGCGAAGTGGATACGATTGCGAAGCGTCAGTCTGCCATTGTATCGAAACTCATCAGTACCGGCGGGCAGTCAAAGAGCTATTTCATCAGTATTGCCGCAGCAATGGGTTATACGATTTCGATTAAGGAATACCGGCAGGCGCGTGCTGGCTTATCGGTATGTGGTGACGGGCTAAATGGGGATGACTGGCCATTTGTCTGGCTGGTAGAGGCGGAAGACACAACGATAACTTATGCCCGTGCAGGTCTGAGTTATTGTGGCGATCCATTACGTTCCTGGGGTAATCGTCAGCTTGAATGCCGGATTAATGCCCTCGCCCCCTCATACACCCTGGTCAAATTCGGCTATATCTATTTCGGTTTTAACGATGAGGGGGTTTACGAAGTCACGCCTGAGTTTGCCAAAATATTTGATATCGCTTCTGGTTACGTTTAATTCAGACATTTAAAAAGAAGGTTTATATGAGAAAAGTTGGCAGTACAACTGACACCGCTGATGCTAATGGTGAATACACTAATGGTAATGTCGCTAATGGTATTTCACCGACAATAATTAATGCTGAGATGATGAATACCTTTCAGCGTGAGCTGGTAAACGTTGTTGAGGGCGCGGGGCTTGAGCTTGATCCTGATGATGATTCACAGGTTCTTAAAGCGATTGGTGGCGGTCGCCTGCTTAATATTGTCACCTTTACTAAGTCAGGGACTTACACTCCAACTAAAGGGACGAAAAGAGTGCGGGTGAAAGTTTGGGGAGCGGGGGGAGGTGGCCAGAATGCTCCAGTTAGTGTGGGCGCATCTGGAGGTTGTGCTGGTGGATTTTCGGAAGGGTTATTTAATATTTCTGATAACGAAACTATATCTGTGACGATAGGTACTGGTGGCAGTGCTGTTGCTGCTGGTGTCTCGTCTAAAGGTGGGAATGGTGGTGATACAAGGTTCGGGAGTTTAATCTCAGCTACTGGAGGGAGTGGTGGCGGGGCTACAGTTCCTGCTGGAGGTATCGGAAGTGGCGGGAACATTTTAAATATTACTGGCGGAATATCTCAAGGTGGTCTGTATTATGGTTCTGATGCTTTTATTGGCGGGGCTGGAGGATCTGCATTTTCATCAACGGGTGGCAATGGCCACTTCGGTAGTTCTGGCGATGATGGCGGTTTCCCCGGCTCAGGTGGTGCCGGGGGGAATGGTAACTATTCATCAGGAAAAGGAGCGAATGGTTTAGTTTACCTTGAAGAGTTTTCCTGATTATTTTTGCTTTGAGCGTCCGCCCTTATTTTTGCTCTAATTTTAATTAGTGGCTTGTCTATTAATATTACACAAACGATCCCAAGTGCAATTGATATTGGGTAGCCTAATAAAAAGATGGATAAGCCACGATTTTCACCACCAATAGCAAGCCATGCTAGAAATCCACCAAAATATTGACAAAGAAAAATTGGATAGGCCAGGTCACCAAACCACTTGAGTATTTTCTCAAGATGTATGTTTGTCTTTATTTTTAATAATACCAGGGTTGTAAACAATGCTATTACATTATTGGTGTAGTAAAGTATTATGTTGTACTGACCTAATGCATTAATTGTATATAAATACCAATTGGTAATAAAAATCCCGATGCAAATAAATGTTATTAAAAAAGCTTTGTGTGGAGAAAGATACATAGCTTTGAACTTTCTATGGGCAAAATAACCCAGAGAACCCATGCTAAAAGGAAGTGTTGCAGCAAGGAATGGGAAATACGCCATATCAAAAGAATGGTGTACTACATATACGTAAGCATGATAAAGCAGTGAAAGCAGAATCGACGTAATGGCTGTAAATTTATTTCGGGCTATGAAAAGCCACAATAAAAAATAACATGTTATCTCAACACCCACTGACCATGATGATGTGACTATTCTGAATCTATTACCATCAATAGCAAAGTGATAAATGGATGAAAAGGCACCGAATGGATTTGCTACAGCATTATCAGAAAGGAAAGCCCAGGGGAAGATTAAGAGGTTTCCTAATAAATCTCCAGGTAAGAAATTGCCTGTCCAGTTTGAGTGGAATTCCTTTGCGGATGGAATTAATTTTATAATAAGAAAGCCCATGACGAGAAAAAATATATATGCCGGGAATAACCTCAGTATTCTATTTTTCCAAAACATAGAGAAGTTGAACTTGTATGTTTCATGCAAAATGTATGTTATTAAAAAACCACTGATAACATAGAAGCAATTCACTGCAAAGTTGCCAAGTGCAGGTATGCGAGCCGTTAAGTGAAAAGCAATGACGCACGATGCCAAAAAAAACCTTATTAGGCCAAGCATTATTTTATCTCCGCGCCAATATCGCGCATTTTATTTATTACATTGTTAAGTTGCTCATCAGACAGAACAAGCTGAGCTGCAATATAAAACAGTATGTGTCTTGACATTACCCTGGGGCTCTCTCCGCCAGTGTATTTCCGCCATTGGCTATCGCTGGCTACACCTGCGAGCCCTGCCATTTGGTTTCCGGAGTAGTTTATTGCGGATTTCAGTCTGGCTAAATCTTCCTGCGTTGGAGGAGTGTATTTATTTATTAAAATCATTCTCTTACTTAACCGTTTAAACACGTAAGGCGATGTTAGCCCTGAAGGGGCGGGTCGTCAATCTTAATTGCTTCATTGAAAAGATGAAGACAGGAACAGGTATGGACAAAAGATATAATACCGGCAATCCAAGACCTTCAAATAGCATGAAGGATCTGAATGATAACGCCATGGCGTACGATGATTTCCTGAACAGCGAAAGCGATACTTTTATAGATCGTTTTGGTAACGCCCGGGATACGATAATTGGGGCTACTAAAAAAATGGCAGCTGCTACCGACGCTGTTATTGATGAAGCCCGCCAAAACCTGATCCCTCTCAGCCGGCAATACATGACGCTGGCAGCGGCGCAGGCGGATATAGCGAATATCCCGGTGGGTTCTACCACGTATTACCGCAGCCCTGACGATAGCGCGCTGGCTATTGAAGTAATTAACAATGGTGGCACTCTTGAGCCCACCGGTAGAAAAATGCCATCTAAGAAGTATGTAGATGATGCTATTGATCCCTACTCTCCTTTGTTAAATATAACACAGGCGTCAGAGTTCTTTCCTCCTGATGAATATAAAGATTCTGGGGTGGAAGAGGCTATACTAGATGAAAATAAAAAAATACTACTATCCAGGAAAGGTGTCGAGTGGTTTTTCCAAAAAATCAGAGCGGGGGAAATCAGCGCAGATCAATTCGCTGCTGAAATCCTTTCAGGAAACGACATTTTAATTTCCGGGCAGAGCCTTCTTGGAATCGTTCCTTTTTTACAGGCTTCGACTTTTGTCGATATATCTGAATTTTCGGATTCAGGGTATGACTCAGCAACTTTTTCTGAAAACAATAGAATTATTGTTGGCATTAAAGGCACCACCATTTATTTTAGCAAAATTGTTGTTGACGATGCGGTAATTGAAGGAAGCGATTTTACAGAGGTAAAGGGTGTTACTGACGCATTATCACCTCTTCCAGAGTCAGTAACGTTTCTCTCACCTGATGAGTATGCAGATAGTGGATACATTTCTGCATCCACATCTGAAAACCTGGTTGTTATCGAGTCGCTGAAATCATCGGACCTGACAAATTCAGGTCAGCCTGATTACATTGCATTTAGCGAAGAGAAAGAAGGCTATGAGCAGATTTTCCTGTTTGATCGCGATACAGGTCAGCAGGTTCGTGTAACCAATACATCCAGTAATGAAACCTTGCCACGCGTTGATGGTGATAAGGTTATCTGGCAATCGGACAGGGAGACTAATCGCGCACCGGGTGGGCAGTATTATTGCTATATCAATGATCTGACTGAGCACTCTGTAATGTCCAGGCCGATCATTTGCGGGTGGGGCCATTCAATGGTTGATAACCCCCGTATGCTGACACGCCTGCAGGAGCTAACCGGCTACACGGCCTATAACTTTGGCAAAAGCTCACGCACAAGCGTTGGCACAGCTGCTGCTCAGGGTGGGCGCAGAGCGTATTACGTTCCAGTTGGCGGCAGCATTCCTGCCAGCGGTTCGGTAACTCTTTCTCCGGCAAACCCGGGGCCACTGAGTTATTTTGCCAACGCCGCAGCATCGACGCCGTGA